ATGGAAAATCAACAAGGTGGTGGTCTTGAAGAAGCACGTAATCTTATAAAGAAATGGTTTGATATGTATGGATGTTATCACTGGGTAATAGAAGAAAATGGTTTTCAAAAAGCTATACGTCAAGATGAAACTACAAAACAGTTTGCAAATATGCACGGAATAAAATTAGAAGGACACGAAACTCATAAAAACAAATGGGATGAAAGATTTGGTGTTACAGCATTAGCACCGATGTTTGCAGAACATAAGATTGTTTTACCTTTTTATTCACCAGAAGCACAATCTAAGAGTATTGCATACACAAAACAACTTTCATATTTTGCTTCAAAAGGCAATAAAAACTCTTATAAAAGTGATATAGTAATGGCAAGCTGGTTTCCAATGAAAGTAATTAGAAACTTGCAAAAACTAACATATGCAGATATGGGATTAGATTACACTCCTAGTTATGAGGGTTACAATATGTTAGACTTAAATGACATACCATGGAGTTAATGTGACACCTGACCAGATTATAGATAGAGCAGTTTATCTTAAAAAGATGCATGACGACTCTCTTCTAGATAGAAGTAGATTTAGAAATATTCTTAATGGTGGTGAGCATGGTATAAGAGATTTACTAGGTGCAGGAATGGATAGTATGGACTCTTATACTTTACCAGCACCAAACTTATTATTATCTGCTTTAGATAGACTTGCACAAAAAATTGGCAAAGTTCCAACATTAGATGTACATATTACAAATGCTAGAGATAGTCAAAGAAATAAAGGTAAGAAAGATAAATTAGAAAGAATCGTTACTGCATTTGATAAAATGCAAAGATTAGATTTACAACTTCCACAAGTAGCTAGATGGCTACCTGGTTATGGATTTGCAGTATGGGTTATTACATCAAAGCCAGATGCAAATGGAAACATGTATCCTTGTGCAGAACTGCGTAATCCTTATGATTGTTTTCCTGGATACTATGGAAATATGCAAGAACCATCAGAACTTGCAATAATACAAAAAGTTCCTGTAAAAAATCTTATATCAATGTACCCAGAACTAAAAGCATATTTTGAAGCTGATAATAAAGAAACACAAGAACAGTTCTATAACATTTCATACAATCAATATACAAATGATGGTAGTTGGGAAAATACTAATGAAAGTGGAGAAGTAATTGTTGAGTACATGAATATAGAAGGAACTTACATTTTACATCCTGCTTCTAAAAAAATAGTTGACTTTGTTCCTAATCCACTAAAATCAGGTCCTGCATTTGTTATTGCAAAAAGATTTAGTTTTGATAAATTACAAGGTCAGTTTGACCAAGTCATAGGACTTATGGCTTCTATGGCAAAAATAAATATTTTATCTGTAATAGCTATGGAAGATGCAGTATTTACAGAAACAAACATTATTGGAGAGCTAGAGTCAGGACAATATAGAAAAGGTAGAAACTCTATAAACTATTTATCTCCTGGTTCACAAGTAGTAAAACCTGTAAACAATTTACCATATCAACTCTTTGAATCTGTAGGTAGATTAGAAAGACAACTTAGAGTTGTAGCTGGATATCCTGTACAAGATGATGCTATATCTCCAAACTCTTTTGTTACAGGTAGAGGACTAGAAGAATTAGAAGCTGGTGTTGGTGCAATGGTATCTGAATATCACACAATACTTGAAAATGCTTTACAAGAGGTTGATTCAAAAAGATTAGAACTTGACCAAGTATTATTTGGAAGAACAAGAAAACCTATTAGTGGTACATACAAAGGTGCATCATTTGCAGAAAACTATACTCCTGCAACTGATATAGATAGTAACTTTGTAACAAAAAGAAAGTATGGAGCTATGGCTTCGTTCGATGCTCCAAATAAAATTATTACTGGTTTGCAGTTATTACAAGCAGGAATAATTGATAAAGAAACTATGCAACAAGAAATGGATGGTTTAGAAAATCTTACACAAATAAATGAAAGAATTGTAAAACAAAAAACAGAAGATATTTTATATTCTATGTTGCTACAACAATCACAGCAAGGTGATAAAGGTGCAATGATGGCTGTTGTAGAAATATATAATAATCCAAAAAACATGGGTAACATATTAGAGAAGTACTTTACAACACAAGGTGAAGAACCAAGTCCTGAGGAACAACAAGTCTTACAACAGGCTCAAGCTCCTCAGCAACAAGGACCACCAAATCTTGCAGCATTGTTAGGAGGAGCTATTGGTTAATGATGACAACTTTACATTTGCACAAATCATTGCAAATAATTACACAGTAGAAGAACAACCTATGTGGGAAATGTATGAAGATGCATTTAATGATGGATTAATGAGTCAACAACAAAAACCTAATTTTATTATTGATGCAATAACTATTGCGTTTATACCTCAGTTAGGAAGAATTGATTTGCTTGTTGTTCCAGAAGATTTTGATTACGGAGATTTAAATGACAAGATTTAATCCACAAACAAATAAAGCTCAGTTTGAATCAGAGAGTTATGGTCAAGGTGAAGAACTAAACGAACTGCAAAGAAATGCAGAAATGTTTGTACAAGAAAATCAAACACCTGCTGCACCAGCAAATCCAAGAATGAACAGAGTAAGACAATTTATACAACCAGGTAAATCTATATTTGATACACCGACTAATAATCCTGGTGAAGATGTATCGACAAGTCAATATAAGGCAGCTTCAGGGCAACCTATTTATGATGCGGACATGGTATTACGAAGAATGGCAAATGTGTTACAGAGTGCAGATATTATAGCATTGATGAATGACGGAATGGCTCAAAACGAATCTGATAGAACGCTCTAATGGCATATCGGTGGAACTTCACAGCTCCTTGGGAAGATGACCAAAACGATGATTACAGAAACGAATTACTAGGTCAAGCAGCCCAGATAGATAACTTTTTTGCTAACAATCCACAGATACCTTATAACATGCAAGGTATATCACAAAACTTTGGATTTTTACCTAAAGATGTACAAGTTGCTGGAGCAATGATTGGACTTACAAAAGATTCACCAGAGTTTCAAAGTATTGTAGAAAGATTTTTAGAAAAAGAAACATCTTGGTGGGAAGGTGTAAAAGCAGCAGGTAGAGGTTCTATACGTTCTGCAATAGTTGGTATGGAATCTGCATCACAGTTTGTAAAGAAGTTTGGTCAAGCAGGTATGAAATATTATTCAAAAAGGAAAATGAATCCTTTACTTGCATTTACAGGTATTGGAAGTCTTATACCTTTGATTGACCCTACAGGAAGAAATGAGATTGCACAGTCTTTTAAAGAACAAGGACCTACACTTGCAACTAGAGCATTTCAAGAACTTCGTCAAGGTAGAAAAGTAAATCTTGGTGAAGGATATTTTGGTAACTCTACTGTTGCAGAAGATACAGAAGTATATAAAGAACTTGTTGGTAGAGGTGCAGACCCTAATGAAGTAAAACAAATTATACAAGATTATTATGGAAAACCTATATCACAGTTAGAAATGAATACAAGAGAAGGTGGTGCAGGAACATACAGAGGTAGAAAAGGTACAGTTAAATTATCTCCTGGTCGTGTTGCTGCTGTAGAAGTATTTGAACCTGGCACAAAAGCATTTAATCTAATGTCAGGTATTATTGATGCAGCATATACTATTTTTACAGACCCAGCTACATATGTAGGTGCAGGATTTGCAAAAGCAGGTAAAGCAGCTAGAAGTTTTAATTTATCATCTACAAAAGAAAAAGCTGGTTTAATAGACAAAGTAGTTAGAAAAACTGTAAAAGTACCTACAGCAAAACAATTCTTTTTTGAATCTAAAGTTGGAGATGATATTGCACAAATGTTTGCAGACGCAAAAACTTATGATGAAATAGGAATACTTTTAGGAGGACAAGGTAAAATAACTGCTAAAAGGTCAGCTGGTGGTGCAAAACTTTATAAAAGATTACGAGATACAGATGACAAGCAAGCTGTAAAAAATATTTTAGTAGAAGCTGTTGAAGACCCTACAGCTCGTATTAAAGAAAGATTAGATGCAAATTCTTTATTGTTCAAAGGTTCATTGTCAAGAGCTGCAGCAAAATTTGTATATGGAGATAAAGTAGCAGCTGCTGGATTAAAAACAGCAATGAAATTAAACGGAACAAATAATATTTTTGGAAGATTGTTTCAAGTATTTCCAGCACCAAGAATACAAACAAATGATTTAAATACAACATTTTTTGAGTTAAAAGATTTTATGAAGTTTGCAAAAGTAGATGATGATGTTGCTACAAAAGCATTAGATAGAATTGTAGATGCTATGGACGATGAAACAATTTTAGCTTTAGGTCCTACTACTGAACGCAGTCCTGCAGCATTACAAAAGTTAAATATGATGTTGGATATTTATGGTGGAGAGGGTGGTGTTTTACGACACATTCAAGATAAATTTAAAGCATTAAATTTACCTGCTGGAGTAGTAAATCAAGTTGGAAAGCTTGTAGCAAGTGTTGATGAAGCAAATAAATATTTTTACAGTGCTTATGGTGAAGAAGCATGGAACTTACAAAAGATATCAATATTAGACAAAGGAAGAAATAATTTAGATAATGTAGATTTTAAATTTGAAGAAGTCTTAGACATCATTGATGATATTGTAAATAATTCTGATTTAAAAAGAGTAAAAGGTATAAAAAAAGTACAAGATATAAAAGATGATTTTTTACGTAAAAACCAATCAGCATCAAGAGTTCCAACAGATGAACCAGATGCAGAAATTTTAGTTAATAAAGTTATATCTAATGGTGGTAGAGGTGCAGATATACAAGCTTTAAGAGTTGCAAAAGAACTTGATATTGAAACAGGTGGCACAGGAAATGTAGGTTTTAATGATACTGCACAAAGAGCAGATGGTAGTTTTAAATTTCACGAATCAGAACTTACTGATTTAGGTTTGACAGATGATACAGCAAGACAAATTAAATATATTGATGAAAGAATAAAACAAATAGAATTAGAAGCTATTGGTAATAGAGGTAAATCTGCAGTAATTAGAAATGCTTATAATCAACTAAAACAAGTTAGAAAGAAAAAAGCTGATGAGGTAAAAGCATTAGAAAGAGGATTTAAAGAAATGCAGTTAAGTCCTATTGCTGATGATATTGCTATTCAAGATTTGTTACAAAAAGCTGTATTAGCAAGAAAAATATTACGTGGTGATTTAACAGATGTAAGAAATGCTGACATAGTTAGATACACAGAACAAGAAAAAATTCTTAATTATGTTACTAATCTTACTGAAGAAGGACCTACAAAAATTCTAAGGTACGATACTTTTGACAAAGCTGGATATCAAAGAGAAATAAGAAAGACACAAAAAGCTTTAAATGAAGGTAAAGCTAAAGTAGCTGATTTAGATGCTAAGGTTAAAAAACGAGAAGACCAAATAGGTAATGTACAAACTACAAGAAAAATTGATAGATTACAAAAAGAAAAAGAAGCTTTAGAAAAAGGTTATGATTCTTTTCCTGCTCCAGCTAAATATTTTGTATCAAGGTCAAAAAAGAATATTGATGATGCTGATGTAACAATAGCTATATTTGATTCTGCAACTGCACCAGCTGGTAAAGGTACAATAGGAGCTATTAACTATGCAAGAAAAAGTAAGTTTTCTCAAAGTGCTGTTCCAGAAGCTAATCAAATTTATAAAGGTAATAAACCATTAGTCGTTATAGATACAGCACAAGAAATAACAAAAGAATTTATAGATGAAGTTCATACGTTATTAAAAAGATATCCAACTGTTAATGTTGTTGGACCTAGAACTTTTACAGACGCAGATAAAATAAATCCTGTATTAAAAACACTATTTGTAAAAAATATGGATACGTTTGATGTTGTTGATGGATTTAAAGTATTTAAAAATGCAAGAGTATCACCTAACCAAATACTTTCATATTTTTCAGAAATTACAACAGATGACCAAGTCTTGCAACAAGTAACAGATTCAGTATTAAAGAAAGCAAAATTTGATGAACTTGAAACAGTTGTTGGAAGACCAACTGCACATTTGCTTTCAGAATATTTAGCTTCAGGTGCTTTACCTCTTCCTGATGCAAGAATATTTTTAAGAGTGTTTTCACCAGCAAGAGAGTTCTGGACAAGAATAATTCCTAGTTCTAAAAGACCAAAAGTAACTTCGGGAAGAAAAACTGTTAAGTTAGAAGATGGAAGAGAGTTTGAAGTTTCTGAATTTGAAGAAATGTTGGCAAAACCAGTTGCTGAATTATTTGAATTACAAACAAATGACCAAAAAGGTATTTTAGATTGGGCAAAAATGACAGTAAAAACTGCAAGAAAAAGATTTGATTTATCTGCAGATGATACAGATGCTAATGCATTAGTTCAAGGTTGGTTTTCATTATTAGGAGATAACTACATGAACAAAGCTTGGAAGCCATTCATACTTATTAGAGGTGCGTGGACTGCAAGA